AAGAGAATTAAACACAGAAAAAAGAATGTCTATGGTAAGTAAGGTGAATTTATAAATGGCAGATGGAATAGAAAAAGCGATTAGAACTGTATTGTTGGCTAATTCTGATGTAACTGATTTAATTAGCACAAGAATCTATCCTTATATGAGGCAACAGTCATCCGCTTTACCTGCTGTAGTTTATTCGCTGGACAACACAGAACCTGAGCATAGTTTGAATAGCACTTTAAATTTAACAAGAGCCACTTTGACGTTTGAATGCTATTCTAAATCTTATGGCGAAGCAAAGGATGTGGCAGCCAAAATTAAGAGCGTTATAAATGGTTATTCTGGTACAAGTGAAGGCATAGAAATAAAATCTTGCTACCACGATAACGATATAGGTGGAGTGGAAGTTTCACCCATTGGAGAAGAAAGAGGATTGTCCTCAATAGATAGTATGTATGTTATTTGGTATGTTAGTTAGTAAAAGGAGTAGCCCACAATGGCAGCAGTAACAGCAAATGGAACAACGCTTACAGTAGACAGTCAAGTAATTGGCAACGTCTTATCGGTAAGTGCAGTAAATGTAACCGTAGCAACTATTGATTCAACTGATTTAGATTCATCATGGAGAACTTTTATTGGCGGTTTAAAAGATGGTGGAGAATGCAGTTTTGAACTTGCATATGACCCATCCAATTCATCCCATCAAGGATTAGAAGCGGATATAGATGGAGCATCAAAAGCAGTAATTGTTACTTGGAGTGATTCAACGACTTGTACTTTTAGTGCTATTATTACTTCTTTCGCTCCTAGTGCAGCAATAGATGATAAATTAACTGTATCAATCGGAATGAAAATTACTGGTGCAATTACATTCTAAAATAAAAACGGAAGCAGTCTGTAAGGACAATAATGTTAGATAAAAATACTATTCTTAACGCTGACGACTTACCTAGAGAAAAGGTCACCATCCCACAATGGGGTGGTGATGTTTTCGTCAGAACATTAAGCGGAAGTGAGAGAGACCAGTTTGAGCAATCTTGCGTTCAATCAAAAGGCAAAAACAAAGACCTAAATCTTCAAAACATAAGAGCAAGATTATGTGTGCTTACTATTTGCGATGAAGAAGGCAAAAGATTATTCGATGCAAGAGATGTGGATTCACTTGGTAAAAAAAGTGCTGCTGCATTGGATATTATTTTTAGTGTTGCCCAAAGACTGAATGGACTTTCCAGCGAAGATGCGGATGAACTAGCAAAAAACTAAAGAGCCGTCCAGAACGGCAATTTTATTTTAAGTTAGCGTTAGCATTGGGAATGACAGTTAGAGAATTATTGAATCGTATAGATTCAAGTGAATTAACTGAGTGGGCTGCTTTTTATTCTTTAGAACCGTTTGGGGATTTTCGTTCTGATATGCAAGCAGGAATTATAGCAAGCACTATTGCTAATTGTAATAGGTCAAAACACAGCAAGACATTTAAACCAATTGATTTTATGCCACTGGTAAAAGAAGAACCCAAACAAATGTCTGGAGATGAAATTAAAAATGTTCTAAAGGCAATGGCTGAAGAACAAAACAGTAAGAGAAAATAACATGGCTACTATTGGCAATCTTTGGATAAACATAAAAGCAAATACTAAAGGATTAACTAAGAGTATTGGTGAGTCCAAAAATTCTGTTTCTGCTTTTGGAAAATTCATGTCACACCCAGCAGTGTTAGGTGCAACTGCTGTACTTGCTGCTGGCAAAATATTTATGGGATTTGCCAAATTGGTTACTCGCTCACTAACTACTATTGTTAGGGAGTCAATGAAATTTAACCAAGCAATGGCTAAGGTTTCTTCTGTTACTTTAACTACTGGTGCTGGTTTTGAAGCAATGAGGCAACGAGCGCTAGATTTAGGAAGAACTAGTGTATTTACAGCAGACCAAATAGCAGAAGGACAACTTGCTTTGGCAAAAGCGGGTTTTGATGCTGTTGAAGTAAATGAAGCAATAGAAGCAAGTGCTAACTTGGCAGCAGCAGCAGACATGGAATTGGCTGAAGCAAGTGGAATATTAGTTAATGTAATTAGAGCGTTTAGATTAGAAGCAGAGGATACTACTCATGTAGCAGACGTTTTAGCAGTTGTTATGAGTAGAACAAATACAACTGTTGAAGATATGGGTGAAGCATTTGCTTATGTTGCTCCAGTTGCTAGGTCATTAGGTTTTACTGTAGAACAAACTGCTGCTATGATTGGTGTACTTGCTGATGCTGGCGTTAAAGGTTCTATGGCAGGTACTGGATTAAGACGTGTCTTTGCTGAAATGACAGAGGAAATTGGCAAGCATGGAATTAAAGCATTAGATGATTATTTAAAATCGACAAGAACTGTATCTGATGACTTGCTTAAATTTGGTTTGCGTGGTTTTAACATTACACAAATTCTAACTGCCATGAGAGATAAAATGATAGAGGTTGGTGAAGCATCTTTAACGCTAACCGATGTAGTAGAAAAAATGGCAGAGATGAGAATGGATACGCTTTCAGGCGATATTATTAAATTGAAATCTGCTATTAGCGGTTTAAGAATTACTGTTGGCGATGAAATGGAACCCGCACTTAGAGAAATTACAAAGTTGCTAACACATTTAGTAAATTCTGTAACAGTTGCTTTTAACAAATGGAAAGCAAAAGGTGATGAAGCAAATGACAGTACGCATGGATTAAAAAATAGTCTACAAGAAGTTTTAGCATTTTTACAACCAACTGTTTTTGGTGTTGTTCTAATATTTGATATTCTTGCTTTAAAATTTAGACTTGCTACTAATGCAATTGAAACAGCCGTTAATGGTTTGCGACTAGCACTTGCTATGATGAATGGCGAGTATGGTAAAGCGGGTCAAATTATACGCTCAATGGAAAAAGATAGTGATGATGTAAACAATGCTATGGACAATGCATTTGGAAGTAGAGCAATGTCCATAGATGATATGTTTACAGAAATTAGAGAACAATTTGATAAAGGTTTTGAAGAAGTTAAAAAGGATTTAGAATCAAATGCTCCAAAAATGCAAGATGCATTTGTTAAATCGCTTGGTCTTACAACTGGTGCAGTTGAGCAATTAGATGCAGATACAGTTGCTATTCTTGAAAAAATGAGAGTGTTTGGAGAAGATTTAGAACACCAATGGGATTTTCATGGTTGGGAACAATGGGAAATAGATGCTCAGAAAGCATTAAATGTTCTAAATGAAATGGAAGGCGAATCTGCTGCCATAGAAAGAATATGGGAGATGATTAGGTTCAAAAAGAAACTAAATGAAATTGAAGATATGGAAAAAGCATATGCCAAATTAGAAGATAGAGCAGAAAGCATTAGAAAATCTGTTATGACACCATTGGAAGAATTTGAGGAAGGTCTTGCTGAAATAAATAAATTGTTTGCCGAAGGTTTGTTAAGCGATGAAACATTTGAAAGAGCAAGGCAAAAATTAGAAGAAACACTTAAAGAAAATACAGTACAAGTCGATTTAGGTTTGGATGCTGAGAGTGTTAAAGAAGGATTGGCTGGTGCATTTGTAGAAAGTGTTTCAACTACTTTTGGCTCTGTAAAATTAGCAGGCAATGTGGACAAGCAAATGAGATTGGCAGAAAAAACTGTAAGCATTCAGGAAAACATGAAAACGCTTACAGATGCAATAGCAAGCAATACAACTAGCACCAATGATGTTCTTAACAATGGCACAATAAAAACTGATGTGGATGGGTTGCAAGAAAAAATTACAAATGGCATTGGACATGCAACTGTAAAAACAGAATTAGAAACAGAAGAATTAAGTGACTTAATTAGCACAGGCAATGACATAAACAAAGTTGGCTTCAATGCAGTTGTGAATGAAATTAAAAACATATCAAGCGGGAACGTTCTAACATGACTGTACATTTTAAAGAATTAATTGGTTCAAGAACAATATCACGTTCTGTTGGAAATTTTACAGCGTCCAGAACTTTCTTATGTTATGACGATGATGCCATTGCTGTTTTAACTGCAAGTGATGCTATAAATTCTAATTTAGGAGTAAACTTTGGTGATAGTCATCCAGAAATTCCAAGCATATTTGCTCAAAGTTTCCAAATAACACCATCCGAATCCAGAGCGTACACTTATGAAATTGTGTGGGAATATACTGCCGAAGATGTAGGAATTGGAAATGATGGCGACAATACAGACGTAGACCCAGAAGATGGCGGTGTTTTTGAACCACCACTTGGTGGTGAATCATTACAAACTAGCATTTCTGCTTTAGGAGATGAAGGTACAGCAGAAGATGATATAAAAGAAGAAGAAGAACCAGAAGAAAGACAATTTGATGGCGTTTCTATTACTACTGGTTTAACTCTTGTTGATGGTTGGGTAGCGGGTGCAACGGTGCCAGCGTTAGGTAGTCAAGGCGGAGATAGCGGTTATTTAATTAATGATGGAACTGTAATACATCAAGGCGGAAAACCAATATCTGTTCCAGTACAAACTACAGAAATTTCATTAAGCGAAACTGTAACAACTAATTTCTTCTTTCTAAACAATATACAAACCAAAGCAGGCAAAAGAAACGCAGTAGAATTTTATGGTTTTGAAGCAGGTAGCGTAATTTTTAAAGGCATCTCAGTACAAAGACAAGAAGAAAATAAATGGGATGTAACTTATGTTTTTACTTGGGATGCTTGGAGTCATATGAGACAAGTTCCAAAGCGTGATAATGATGGCAACCCAGAATTTAGTGGAACAGATTTGCCAGTTTATTATAAGCAACCATTTCCAGATACTATTCCATTTGATTTTGCACCATGACAAAAGGACAATACCCAACAATTACTACAGGTCTTGGAAATCTTACGCCAGATTTATGGCGTAGGTTGATGACCATGTTAAACAAATTTGAACAACCAAATAGAGATGAAACAACAAAAGAACAAACAAGAGATACCAAGCCATTCTTAGCAAGAATTGATAAAGCAAAATGTATCAGTGCTAATCGTTATGAATATTCTTGGACAGAAGTAACTTTGCAAGATGATAATTCAATAGTTGTTTTGTCTGGTGGTAGAACTTCTACTGGAGATACAGATGAATGGGATTATGCTGCTATTAATTTATTAGAAGTTGCTAATACTGCTAGTCGTGGTTCTGTAGGAGTAAATTTAGGGAGTGCGGATTATCCAAGCGGTTATAACTTGCAATGTTTAGGTGGCGGTTATGCTACTTCTGGTGCAACAGTTACTCCAAATGTTTTGCCAATAGTTGTAATGCATAAAATTAGTGGTTCAAGTACACAAACTGTATCAAGATATGTTTTTGGAAATACAAATGAAAATGATGGCGGATGTAACTTTGATAGCATCCAACTTACAGATGGTGTTTCAGCACCATCATCAACAGCATCAATAGCAAAAATGTACGTTGATACTTCAGATGGCGATTTAAAAGTTGTCTTTGCAGACGGCACAGTCAAAACAATAGTGACGGATACATAAGATGACTGCTCATCGGAAATCATGCTGCTTAGATTGTGGTGAACCAGATTGGATTGAGATAAATAAATCTTTACCAACTTCTTATACTTGTACAACTTATTCCACAGATATATGCCCATCTACAATGGATGGTGGCAGTTGTGATTTCAATATAAGCACAAGCGTAACTGCTAACTTTGAGTATCCTGCTTCTGGAAAAGGCGCTTGTTCATCAGAAGATTCAGAATCATTCACCAGCATTTGTGAAACAAACGGAGATGGCGGTTCGCCAACTTGCAATTATGGTTCTAGTGTTTGGACTTCAGCAGATTGTTCTGCAACTTGTGCTAGTGGAACATTTGATTTTGCTTATGCATGTCAAACATATACTGGCTCAGCATCTTACACAAATAAAACAGTTGCTTGGAATGCTCCAAGTAAACGTTATGTAGATGATGTAACGGTAAGAGATGGTTTTATTCTGTCATGGGATATTGACCGAACATTTGGCGGTGCTTGTACTGCAACATCTACTAAAATTAAAAAAGCAACTATACAAGTAACAACAACTAGAATAATTCTAAGAATTTATATAAAACTTAGCGATGTTTCAAACCAAATTTGGAAATATGAAATTGATGCTTGCCAAGAAATGGATGAGTTTTCTACTGCTGTCAATGCTCAGTCTCATGATACTGAAACTTGGTCAATAGGAATTTCTGCTACCGATGGGTCAAGTGACATAGGCACAGGTGCAAGTTTAATTCCAGTAGCAGAAACGGAAGTTAGCGATGGAACAACTGTTAGTTTAAAATTTACATACCCACAAAAAGTTGGGTTGGAAACAGATATGAGATATGAAGTAGACCCATCCATTTCAAGTTGTGGAACAACTGCTGAATATTCTTGGACAGCACAAAGTGCATTAGTACAGAGAACGACATCAGCAAGTTGGGATGTTTATAGATGTCCACGTGCTGATTTTGCAGGCACATGGACTACTTCTAATGTAGGTTCTGAAATTACTAGTTTGGCGGTATCAATATCATGAAGCATGAATTAACTTGGGAATATGAAAATAAAGAATATATATTGAGTTTGGATTTAACTGACAAACCAACAATAACTAGTTATTCCATTATTGGAGAAGTTAAGCCAAAAGAAATAATAAAGGAACAGCCAAAGCCAAAGAAAAGTAGCGGTTGTTACAACTGTAATGCTAGCAAGTTAAAACGATTTATAGATGGTGGTGTTGGTTTGCTAAAAGTTGAGTTGGGTGTAGATGCTACTGATGAAGCCACGATAATAGATAGAAGAAATATTTGTGAATCTTGTGAGCATTATGATTTTGGAGTTTGCAACAAATGCGGGTGTTTTTGTTCCGCAAAAGTTAAATTAAAAAGCGAAACTTGCCCAGATAAGAGGTGGTAATTTATGGCAACTAGAACATGGACTGGAGCAGCAGGTGATGGCGATTGGGGAGCGACCGGCAATTGGGCAGAAACTACTGTTCCAATAAATGGAGATGATGTCTATTTTGTTAGCGGTAGTGCTAATGTTACAACTGGTTTGAATCAATCTGGAGTAACTCTTGGCAGTTTAAATTTTGGAACAAAATGGACTGGCAGTATTTCTACTGAGTTACAAATAAATTCTACAACAGTAGATTATGCTAATAAAATTGGCGTTGTTTATTTAAAAGGAACTTATACAACCATAAATGTACAAGCAACATCTGCTGACAATCCCGCTTTAAATTTAAATGATTCAACCATAACCACGTTAAGAATAACTGGCGGGTCTGGAACAATTTATATAGCAGATGGAACTACGCTTTCAGGCGAAGTATCTATGATTGGTTGCAAAAATGCTAAGTTAGAAATACAAAGCGGAGCAACTGTAAGTGCTGCTGATATAACAATAGATGCTGGACAAGTTGTTACATATGAAGAATTAGATACTATTGTTCAATATGGTGGAACTGTAACCATGCAACATGCTGCTGGAACAACTAACACTATTACTATGTATAAAGGCGTTCTAAAATATCAGCCAACTGCAAATGTTACATTAACAACTCTTACTGTTTATGGCGGTTATTTTGATATGAGAGGATGCAATGCTCCAACTCATACATTAACAAACTCAACTATTTATTCTGGTTCAATGATAGATGAAAGAAATGGATTAAGTAATGCAACTTACACAAATCCAATTACAAGTAATGGCGGAGTATTTATGCCAGATTTAGGCAGGAGCATAGCGGTAAGTTAATGGCTACAACAACCACAATATATCCAAGTGACGATACTTTTCTTAGGGAAGATATACCGGCAACAAACTATGAAACTTCTACGCTTTTGCGTGTTGGACAATTTTCAGGAACAAACAGAAGGCATGCTTTACTTGATTTCAAAACTACTTCTGTTTCTGTACCTGCATCAAGAGTTGTATCTTCTGTTTTAACTCTCACTGAACAAAACACTTTTGGTTCAACAACTAGAACAATGAAGTTGTGTAGGAATACACAATCGGCAACTAACGTAACAGCAGCGACATGGGCAACATATGATGGTTCAACTGCTTGGTCGGATGGCGGTGAAGCAGACTCTGCACAAACTGAGCCAATGTATTCAGTAAGTGTTGGCAACTCAGTTGGAAATGCTGTTGTAGATATAAATGATTTAGTTATTGATGCTATGACTAGAAGAAGCGGTGATTTAGATATGATTCTTTGCTTTGATAAAACTGATACCAACACTTCAAGCATTGGTAACTCTGTTTTTTATTCTGTTGATTGGGGAACAGTAAGCCAAAGACCAAAGTTAGTTATCACAGAAGCAGATGTTGTCCGTTGGACAGGTGGTGCAAACGACAACAACGCTGATACTGCAAGGAATTGGATGAAATTAAGTACAGGCGCTCATGGACTTCCGACCAACAATGACTATGTAATTTTTAATGATGGAAATGTAGATGTCTTAAGTGGAACAATTAATTGTGATTCCATGTATGTTAGCGAAGGTTACACAGGCAATATTGGAACAACATCAACTGCTATAACAATTCGTGCCGATGGCGATAGAGTTCTTGCTGATGATAAGAAACTAGTTATCAATAAAAAAACTGGCATATTTAATCTTGCTGCTTACAGTTTAACTAAGCAAAGTGTTTATATTTCTAATTGTCCAGATGATTGCAAGTATACAGGTGCTACATCATTTAATTGTTATATAAGCGGTGGTAGAAAAGTTGAAATTGTTGGCGATTCAAATCTAGTGGCAACAGGAACATTAGAAGGAAGCAAAAACATTACTCTTAGTGGAACTGCAACCAGCATAAAAGCAACTAATTCTCGTTTAACATTAAACAATGGTTGTAAAGATTTTATTGTTGGAGAAAAAACAAGAATGAGATGTGTAACAGGAGAAATTGCACAAAACGGTTCTAGTTATATAACATCGGATGCTTTTGTTGCTTTTTTAAGTGCTGAAGCAGGAGCAGATATTCATATTTTTGATGGCACTTTGTCTATGAAGGACAACCCAAATTCTTCAATAGTAACGGAAGATATTATGTTATGGAAAAACGGAACATTAATGGCAAAGGTTGGTAGCACATGGAATCCAACAACAGCAATAGAATTTAGAGGTGGCGGTAAATTTTTAGTAAACACTGGTAGCAGTTTAACGGTGTCATAATGCCAGACTATGCTAAATTTTGTGCTATCAGTTGTACTCATTGTCCATATCAAAGTGAACAAGCAATTGAAAATTTATTGGCGACAATTAGTGGTCAAGGCATAACTCACTTTATACATTGTGGAGATGTTGTAGATGCCGAAGCAGCAAGCGTCCATAATGATGACCCAGTAAGCCATACGCTATATGAAGAATTTACTGTAGCAGCAGACATGCTAAGAAGAATAAGAGAAGCATTGCCAAAAGATTGCAATTTGATTTTGTTAGATGGAAATCATGATGACAATATACAAAGACCAGATTCTAGAAGAATTAAATATGATTTAAGAGATTTATGCAATCCAAGAAAATTAGATGGCGTGGCGGATGAATATAAACTTTGGAAGCATGTTCCTTATCGTCATGGCGTTAGAGGTTGTTACCAACTTGGTGCTGTTATTTTTGCTCATGGCTTTGCTGCTGGTGCTAATAGTGATGAGTTAGAAGCAATACAATTAGCAATGGCATGTGGTGGTTATGCTCACAGATTAATAGTTAGAGGACATACACACAGACCAATACCACCAACGCAATGTAAGCGAAGCGCTAGGATAAAATTGCCGTGGCACTATGCCAATGTTGGTTATATGGCTTTTCAGGAAAGACCCGCATACACTCATCGGTTTGATATATCACAATGGGGTAGAGCATGCTTAATTGGAAAAACAAAATTGGGAAGGACAGATAGACTTGGCAAAAATGCTTGGGAAGCAAATCTTGTGGAGTTGGATTAGTGAAAATTGTAAAAGTAATTTGGATAGATGCACAAAGCATTGGTGATTGCAATTGGCAAGATTACAATGAGATTAAAGAATTAGCAAAAGAAAGTCCGCCAATCATGCAAAGCGTTGGATTTCTTATTTATGAATCTGATACACATTTATCTATTGTTGATTCAATAGAAGAAGATGTATGCGGTCATCTCACAAAAATACCCAAAGCAATGATTCAAGAAAGAGTGGAATTAGATGTTTGATTGCAATTGTGAATGCCATAAAAAAAACGCTGAATCTGATTTAAAAAAATGCCAAGAGCAAAATAAGAAAAAGAGCAAAGAAATAAATCAGTTAAAGCAAAAGTTAATGGTTGCAACTATTGCAATTGCTATTGTTGGAACTTTAGTAAGCAAGCAAGCGTTTGATTATTGCATAGAGTATTTCCAAAAGTATGACCAAGTGAAACAAGCCATTGATAATTCTATTAGCATGACGGATGAGCAATTAAGCAACACAGTGGACAATGGGTTTGCAGGTGTTTCTGTTTTGCCTTCTCCAAGCACATTAGGTGTGTTTGCATTAACCGCAATGTTGCCAACGCCAAGAAGAAAATAAAAAACCCAATTGCAACAAGCAATTGGGCTATAGTCATTTTACGGAAGCAACCTTTTGTTACCTATTGACTATAAATATAGTTTAGCAGATAAAAACCAATATGTTAGTTGTTAATTTTAGTTTGCTATTTGTAATAACTAGCAGGCAATCGTAATATTCAGTGCTTGATATAATGGCGAAATCGAAAGGAACGGAATCCAATCGTCAAACGAGATAGGCAGCGTATTTGCCAACGAGGGGATTCCAAAAATTGAAAGGAGTAGCCAATGGCACTCAAAGCAAAAAAACCGATTATGAAAGATGCTCGGTTAAAAGTTTTTATGTATGGAGATGCTGGCGTAGGAAAAACAACCGCAGCGTTTGAACTTCCAAAGCCATACATAATTGATAGTGAGCAAGGAACAAATTATTACGCAGATAGAATCAATGAAGTAGGCGGTGCTGTTTTTCAAACTACGCTTATGTCTGAAGTAATGGATGAGGTTCGCTCATTAAGAACAGAAAAGCATGATTACAAAACTCTTGTAATTGATGCTATAACTCCATTGTATTTTGATTTAGCAGAGCGAATGGAAGCAAAGGTTGGTAGTGATTTTGGCAGGCATATTGCTGAAGCAAATAAGCATATGAGAAGATTAGTTAATATGCTTATGGAATTAGATATGAATGTGATTATGACTGCTCATAGCAAAGTCCAATATGGCGATGATATGAAAAAATTAGGCGTTACATTTGATGGTTGGAAAAGATTAGATTTTATATTTGATTTAGTTTTGGAATTAAGAAAAGTAACACCAACAAATAGAAAAGCAAAAGTTGTTAAATCCAGATTGCCTTATTTTCCTGATGGTGAAGTTTTTGATTGGACGTACAATGCTTTATCTGAAAGAGTAAATGTAGAGTCAATGGAAAGAGAAGTTGAAGCGGTTAAGGTTGCAACTCCTGAACAAATAGAGCAGATAAATAAAATTGCTGGAAACATGCAAAATGGTAATGAGTTTGTCCAAAATTGTATTGATAAAGCAAAAGTAGAATTTCTAACTGATTTATCTTTTGATAAGGCAGAAAAAATGATTACCGCAATGAGAAAAAAAATAGGAGCAAGTGAATAATGTTTGAATATAACCCAGAAGATATGCCAGATGAAAAAACGTTTGACCCTTGGGGTGTTGGTGAGTACGAAGCGGAAATAATTGAATCCGTATCAACAACTTCTAAGGCGGGGAATAATATGCTCAAACTAAATTTCTTAGTTACTAATGATAATGGTGGAACAACTAGAATTTATGATTACATAGTAGCACCAAGCACGTTGTACAAATTAGATTCTTTATGTAAATTGTTTGCCATTGATTTTGATGGCACGTTAGATGAATCCTTGTTAATAGGAAAAAGATTACTTGTTAAATTGGGGGTAGATAAAGGAAATGAAAAATACCCCCCAAAAAATAAAATTGATAGATACATCAAGTCACTTAGTGCTACTACATCAGTTGCAGAGACTCCCCAAAAAGTAGACGATGATGATATACCGTTTTAAAATATCTATTTAGAATTATCCTTTCGCCTATGGGGTTGGTTAGCGCCACCCCATAGGTTTTTTGGATAAGGCAATGAAAGGAATCTTAATGCCAAAAAAGAAAACAAATAAGATGCCAGCGATTCTGTTTTATACAGGCGATTGGCTTAAAGACCCTGCTGTTAGATGTTGCAGTTTAGAAGCAAGAGGTTTATGGATTGAAATGCTCTGCCTGATGTATGAATCTCCTAAGCGTGGATATTTAGCATTGGCGAACGGAGAACCGCCTACAAGCGTTCAGTTGTCAAGGATGGTTGGTGCATCGCATGAGGACATAGAACGCCTTACAGACGAATTGAGAGCGTGCTGTGTGTTCTCAGAAACTAATGATGGAATCATATATTCAAGACGTATGGTTTCAGATGAATTAATTAGAGCCGATAAGAGCAAAGCGGGAAAGAAAGGAATGGAAGCCCGTTATAACAAAACTGATAACACAACTGATAACACAGAGGGTAACAAACCTGAAACAGCGCTTGAATATGAATATGAAAATGAAACTGTTAATTCTTCTAATAATTATTTATTAAGTAGACGTTCAAGAGAAAAATCAGAATCGTTGGACTTTGTACTAAATGCCATACCTAAAAACAGATTACAAAACCCAAGCAAAACCAAAATGCAGATAAGGCGTGTATTAGATGTTGCTGTTAGCAATGGTATGGATGAAATGGAATCAGCAAAAAAATTAGCAGAGCGATTTATTAGTTATTATGAATCTGAAGAAGGACGTGGCGAATATTTTAAAACGCCCCACAAATGGCTAGAAGAAGATTGTCATCTTGTAGACCCAAGCGTATGGAACTCAAGAAAAAAAGACCAACCTAAAACTGGTTGGCATTCAATTAAGAAAGGATAAAAAAATGACTCCATTTTACTATCAACCAGACAGAATGAAATTCTTATGTGAGAATCATGCTGACTTTGTTAATGGTTTGGAAAACAAAAAAAAGATTGTGAAGCAAAACCAAACATGCTCATATACTTTTTTGTATGAACCAGAAAAGAGTTTTACTTCTGATATAAGCAAAGTTTATTACCAAATAGATGTAACTTCTATTTTTACATGCTCCGAAAGGCACGAATATCCGCACGAGCGAAATTATGAGATAACTTCCGTAAAGTGGATAGCAAGTGCCGATGTTTTAATTCCAGTAACAAATCCAGTAGAACTTGTTGCTGTGTCTAATAGTTTTATGTACAGCAAATTTAAAATTGTTAGTTGCTACACCTTAGAAGATTTCGGTTTTTTCTCTGATGAAGAAGAAGAAGCGGATGATTATGAACCTAATGAACAACAGAAAGTGGAGAGATATTTATGAATCAAGAAAAGAATAATAGTGGATTGAGCAAATTGTTAGGAGTAACAATTGGTTTAGTTCTTGTACAAATGATTAAAGGAGCATCTGCTGCTTATGGCGTTTACTTGCTTATTAGAATGTTAGGAGTCTATGATGACATTTTCGGTTATAGATTTTAATAAAGAGGACGAATGGGATAAAACGTTGCTGTTAATGGAAGGGTTGTTTCCAAAATGGGTGACAACTAGAGAGCAATTAAATTCTTGGAAGGACAAATTTGGAATGCTAAATCCAGAGTGGTTTAGAGAGGCATTGAATTTGTGCTATCACAGGTATAACGCTGACAGCCCAAAGCCAAAGTGGGTTGCTCAGTGTTTTAAAGAAATACAAGCAGGCAAGCAAGGCATTCCATTATGTGAAGGACAAAGCGCTGAGCAAAAGTTTGAGCAGGAAAAAAAGGAATGGGATTCTTATGCTCAAATAGTTGAACGTGATAGAAAAAATGCTGTTAGGCAAATTTCGTCTTGGTCAGAAGATGAAGCATATAAGCATGCTTTACTTGCTACAAAAAACTATCCAATGTTTGCTGAAAGCAATGACTTAAAAAAACCAAGCACATGGTCACCAACTTTTTGCCAGTTTGTATT